TGCAAGATTGGTTTACGCAGAACAAGCAACTGGCAGCACTCAAGGAGAGCTGCGAGTTCCAAGTCTACAACGCGAGCAATGCGATCTACAAGACTCGCTACGCAGACATTGTGCCTGCCGAGCAATTCCCAGTGGTCTTGTTTCAAGATGCTACCGGTGGACATATCCATGCGGCTGGTCGAGCGATGATTCCCAGCTCACCGGATGAACTTTACTCCGACCTCAAGCATGGTTACTCGCTCTACAAGCAAGCCAAACAAGCTCAAAAGACTGGCGCAGTAAAGACCAAGGGTTACTCCTGGGACGATGCAATCACGCCGACGCTGTATCTTTCGGCAGAGGATTGTCCCGATGGATATTGCCCAACGCCACCCTCCGAAGACCGCCGGCCACTCGACCGAGTACGCGACTTATTTGATAACGCCACAGACACTCGCAATGCGTTGATGTGGTTGTCGGCTGGCGAGATCGCAACGGTTGCGGTGATTGGAATCGCTGTGATTCTACTCGTCTTCATTCTGATCAAGCGAGCCACATAACCTCGTCCTGATCCATCACAAGCCAATTTCTCCAAATGAGGTTCACTAAGCATGCTTTTATCCATCGCCATCATTGTCGTCGTAGTCTTGCTGGCGGTTGCTCTGCTTCCTGTCAAGAAGCGCGAACTAGAGCAACTTCGGCAAGCGTCGCCAGTCGCATTCCTTACCCCTGAGCCAACTCAGCCAGCACGCCAGACAACACTTCGTCAGCAACAGCTTGACGAAGAGGCAACCGCCGTAGCTTCCGAATATCAGCGCCGCGCCGACGCCGTGTGGCTCGATGATGTGCGGACGAAGGCCTCGAAGCTGCTTAGTGGGGAACAACAATGATCGGCTGGCTCCTGTTTTTTCTCGTGTCGTTAACACTGTCATTTGTAGTTGGAACGATTACTGGGTTCTATCTACGATCAGCAGCCGATCCGGCTCGGGTTGGAACTGCCGCGATTGGCTCAATCACAGGCCTTTTGTTGCGACTATTCCCAATAAAAAAGGAAGAGTCATGACCGACATGCTTCAAAAAGGCCAGGAGTGGCTTGCCTCCAAACTCACGCAACATGCATCTCGCCAAGTTGTATATCGCCGAGGAGAAGTCGGAGCCACGCTCCAAGCCACCATCGGTAAATCGTTGTACGACCAGGATGACGGCGAAGGCATTGTCACTCGCAGCCAGGTTCGTGATTTCCTGATCGACACCTATGCACTGCTGGACTCGATCATCGGCTCGCTACCGCGGCGCGGTGACACGATCGTCGAGATCGATGGCAACCAAACTTTCATTTTTGAAGTGATGGCCCTTGGTGGCGATCCACCCTGGCGCTACAGCGATCCATTCCGTTTGAAACTCCGCATCCACACCAAGCAGATCGAATCCCATACGTCATGACAACCGTTTTACAAGTTGCCGATAGCGTCACCGCCCAACTCAACGCCGCTGAGTTCGACTTCGAGTTCATCGCCGAGCGAATGTACGTCCCGAACTTCGATCTCGAAGATATGAAGGAATTACGTGTGAGCGTTGTGCCTCGTGACGTTGAGCTATTGCCTCATGACCGCGCCCACAACAAGTACCACTGCCGCGTTGATGTCGCCGTGCAGAAGAAGTTTTCCAAGGGGACCAATGACGAGATCGATCCGCTGGTGGATCTCGTTGAAAAGATCGCCGATGAGTTTCGATTGAAACGACTCGTTTCATTCCAAGCGGCACGATGCGTTAAAGCCGAACATGCGGTGCTGTACTCTAGCGAGCACTGGGAACAACTGCGTCAGTTTACAAGCTTGTTGACCTTAACCTTTGAACTGGCGCGATGATCAAGCTGACGGTCCGAACTCAATTCGATAAGCGGAAGCTCAAGAAGAAGGCGGAGACTGCCACCTTCACTTCGCTTCGGCATGCCGGGGGCGCAATTGGCAAGACTGCTCGGTTCAGTATTCGACGTCGAAAAACGTCATCCAAGCCTGGCAGCCCGCCACATACGCAGACGGGCATGCTCAAGCGGGTGATTCGCTACGACGTTACCAACAACAAGACCGAAGTCGCCATCGGACCTGTGAACGAGATTGCCGGTCGACTTTGGAACCTGCATGAATTCGGTGGCGTGACTACGAAGCGTCGCAAACTGAAGCCTCACCGCTTCCGAGTCGGCGAACACGGTCCGATCCGAATCAAGCAGCAAGGTAACAACACCAAATTCGCCCGCGTCGAACTGCAAACTGCGGCCCAGGCCAATCGAGCAACGCGTCTGGTTGCTGAAGAGAACGAGCGACGTAGCGACAACAAGCCTCGTCATTATCCCAAACGTCCGTTCATGAAGCCGGCGCTGGATGCAAATCGCAGTCGGTTGCCAACGTTCTGGGCCAATTCCATCAAGTAAACGATCGCCATAAGGAACCATCCACAATGCCAGAAGTAAGACTTGGTCTCGAAGCCGTCCTCACCATCGATGGTGCCGAGATCACCAATGTTAAGGATCTCACCGTCAGCCTCGAAAAAGCCGAAGCCGATGCCAGTACTCGCGCGAACAATGGCTGGCGAGCCACTGTGGGAACGCTTAAGGATGCATCCATCGAGTTCACGGTCCTCAATAAAGAGGGTGACTCTGCTTTCGGCATGCTTCAAGGCCTATGGAGTTCGGGCGATCCTTGCGACGTCGGTATTAGCGATGCCGGCGGAACGCTGACTCTGACCTGTGAAGTTATGACGTTCAACGTTAACCAGAACCTCGAGGAGGTAATCTCCGCTGATGTGACTCTCAAACCAACGCAATCGACTAGCGGTGGCGGAATGAACGTGGGAGCTGGCTTGGCTGGTCCTTGATCGCAATCGTACAAGTTTGGTTTGACGGATTCTTAGTACTCAGGGAGGCATCATGCAGAAGTTTGTAGACCGCGCCGGGCGCATTTGGATTGTCGATATCGATAACACGACGCTGCGCCGCGTAAAGGCTCTTACTGGTGTGCATCTGCTTGAAACGATCGACGGTGATTTGATCACGCGACTTTCGACTGATCCGTTGCTGCTCGGCGATGTACTGTTCGCGATCTGTAAACCGCAAGCCGACAAGCAAGAGATCACCGACGAATCGTTCGGTGAAGGGTTGGCCGGCAATGCGATTGATGATGCAACTGGTGCCTTACTAGAAGCGCTCCTCAATTACTTCCCGGAGTCACGACGCCGTCTTCTGCGGAAGGCGGCCGAGAAACAGAAGATGATCGAGACGCGAGGACTGATTGCGATCGAGAAGCGGCTGGACGATCCGAACCTGGTCGACAAGATCGTCGAAGATCTCGAACGCAAGCTCGCTGTGCCGAGCTGGAACGACTCATCACCCGAGTCGCCGGCATCGTCGGGGTCGACCCAGGTCCCCTAACACTTCGCCAACTCGTGCTGATGGCAGAAGCTAAACGCCAGCACGACTGGAATGTTGCCAGCACGATTATGGCGCTGATGGCCGAGATGAATCGAGATCGTAAGAGACGTCGCAAGCCATTCAGGCCCGACGACTTCAATCCTTACGCCAATCAGAAACCGATGGTTACCCGCGGCACTGTTGAGCAGGCTGCTGCAATGCTCGGCGCAAGTTACAAACCGAAATTGCCGGAGTCGCCATGTCCCAAGTTAAAGCCGGAGGAGCCTACGTCGAGCTGACTGCGCGAAGCGCCCAGTTTCTCAAGGGGCTCGAGGCTGCGCAAAAGCGACTGCAATCATTTGGTGCGTCGGCCAGATTGGTCGGCACCAAGCTTATGGGGCTTGGTGTCGCTGCAGCGGCCCCAGTGGCTGGAAGTCTCGCAGTGTATACAAGTTTCGACGATGCCATCCGAGCCGCCGGCGCTGCCGCGAACGCGACTGGTGCAGCATTCGAATCCTTGCGTAATACTGCCAAACAATTGGGGGCTACGACTAGCTTCTCTGCCAGCGAAGTTTCCTCTCTGATGACCGAACTTGGTCGCGCGGGGTTCTCACCCAAGCAAATCGAGGAGATGACACTGGCGGTTATGAACCTCGCTCGCGCCACTGGAACCGATGCAACACTCAGCTCGGGAATCATGGCAGCTACTATTCGCCAATTCTCCATGGAAGCCACCGATGCAGTACGAGTGGCCGATGGTCTCACAGCCGCCGCTAACAAGTCATTCAACTCGGTAGAGTCACTGGGTGAAGCGTTGTCATACGCAGGTCCGGTAGCAGCCGACGCCAACATGAGTCTCGAAGAAACGCTCGCCATCCTTGGAACGCTTGGTAACCTCGGGATTCAAGGTAGCGAAGCTGGTACTGCGCTGCGTCGATTGCTGACACTCAGTGCCGCCGAATCCGAAAAGTTCATGAAGGTCTTTGGAGTCGCCACCAAAGACGCACAAGGCAACGCTCGCAATCTTGTGGACATCCTCGGTGAAGTCTCTGCAGCAACCGCGAACATGGGAACGGGCGATCGGGCCGAAGCATTTAACGAAGTCTTCGGATTGCTTGGCATTACGAGTGCTTCGGCTATCGGCAAGACCGTTACTGATACACGTCAACTTCTGACCGAGCTTCAGAACGCTGGTGGTATCGCAGCCAAGACTGCCGCTGACATGGACGCGGGAATCGGCGGTGCGTTTCGGATCTTAAAGAGTTCTGTGGAAGGCGTCGCGATCGCCATCGGTGAGGCTCTTGATACGTCTGTTAGTTCGATGATGAAATCGATCTCAAGAGCTCTTTCGGGACTCACCGAATGGATTGGCAAAAACCAGGAGGTGGTCAAGAAGGTTGCTCTCATCGTTGCTGGCGTGGTTGGCGTCGGCGCAGCATTCATCGGAATTGGTAGCGCGGCCGGCGTGGCTGCGTTCGCGGTCGGTGGAGTCGCTTCGATGTTCTCGCTTGTGGGAACTGCGATCGGTGTCCTTGTGACGATGATTGGCGCTCTGTTCACGCCGCTTGGTTTAGTTGTCGCTGCCGTCGCGGCACTTGGCGCGTACTTCATCTACTCTTCTGGCATTGCTGGCCAAGCGATCGAGTATTTGAAAGGCGTCTTTGAAACATTGAAGGCGGACACGATCAAGGCCTTCGGTGCGATCGCCAACGCGCTGGCCGCTGGTGATATTACGGCAGCCGCCAACGTTCTGTGGACCTATCTCAAGCTCCAGTGGATCAAAGGCACCACGTATCTCAAAGGCGTTTGGGCCGACTTCACTAACTATCTTTCCGATGTGTGGGGCGATACTGCCTACGCAATCGGCGATGTGCTAATCAGTGCGCTGTCGGGACTCGCCAGCGTTTGGAATTCCACGCTAGGTTTCATGGCCGATGGTTGGACCATCCTGACCTCATCGGTGCAAAAAGGTTGGAATTCCACGATCGGGTTCCTCAAGAAGGGATTCATTCGACTGCGCGAACTCGTCGACATCGCTGGCGATGTTTCTGTTCAGATCGGTGGCGTACTCATCAACGCACTGGCTGGAGTTGAGACTGCTTGGGTTGAAACCATCGATTACCTTGCTGACACCTGGTCTGTATTTGTGGCCCAAGTCAAATCGATGTGGAATTCGACCGTTGGTTTTCTGCGTAAGGCATGGATCAAACTCAAGTCGCTGTTCGATGACGATGTGAATGTCGAAGTCGAAATGGCCAAGATCGACAAAGAGATCAAAACGGCCGATCAAGCCGAGGAGACCAAGAAGCAGCAAGCGGTCGCTGATCGAATGAAGCGTCGTGACGCTCGAAAGCAACAGATCGAATCCGATCGTGTGCAGATGCAGGAGGGAATCAAGCAACAGCTTGACGAAAGACGAAAGGCCCGGGCTGGTCGTGACATCGATGCCGAGATGGCGGTCATCGATCAAGAGACGGAATCCAAGAACCAGGTCGTCGATGCTTCACGCGACGATCAGTTCGCGCAGAACGAAGTCGCCGGACAATCGCGACAAAAGACGATCGACGATACGACTGCTTTCGTCCAAAAGACACTCGATCAGATGCGTGAAGAGGCTCGCGTGGCTCGCGAAGCTGGTCGCCAATCGCCCGAAGATCGAGCTAAGGAACGTGACGAACAGGTCTCAGCGGCCCAGGCGGAATTTGATGCCGCTGTGGAAACCGCCAATGCAGCCAAGCCACAAGAACCGGAGGTTGCAAAACAACCCGACGCCAACATTCCAACTCTTCCATTGCCACACAAGCCTGGCGATTTAAAGGTGCCGAAGGTTGAAGTCGATGGCATCAAAGATCCCAAGCTTAAAGCTCCGAAGAAGAAGGACCTTAAACTCGGACTGGACCGCTCGGCCAAGGATTCGATGGATCAATTCTCCAAAGGTCCCGAGGAGCAAGTTGAAAAGACTGAGGCTGCCGGCAACTTTGACAGTCGTGGACTTGGTCTTGGAAGTGGTGCCTCGCTAATTCCTGTCATTAAGCCACCAGATCAAAAGGATAAAGCGAACCCGGATGACGTCGATCCAGGTGTGAATGCGGATGCTGACGCTATCGAGCCCGAAGTCGAAGTGCCAGAGGTTGAACCCGAGCGTGGGCTGCAACCGATGGACGCTGAAGTTTCTTCGCCAGAGGAGATGATCGAGCCGACTGCAGGGGAACCAGAGCCATCACTCAATCTCGAGTCAGTTCTGGCTTCGTTCGCAGCAGTTCGTGTGCGACTGGATGAATTCGATGCTGCGCTTTCACAAAGTGTGGCAAGGCTTCAGATGCCGCAAGTCATCGGCGAAGGCCTGTCGGATGATGTCAAACGAGCCATCATCGAAACCGCTGAGAACACCGCTCAGCTAGCCGAACGCGCACGCACAGGAGGCTTCGTGTTCAGCTAATGGGATTCTCAAGCGGGGGATACAACTTTGAATTGGCAGCGCTGTCCAAGAAGGCGACTCGAGGCAAGTCGACCGCCGACACGTTCGTGTACGTTGCGACGAA